ACCACCTACACTTTAAAATCGGATTTACTCGCAATTTGAAACTCCATTGCTTGGAGATGAGATGGACTTGAAAAAGTTTGTCTATGCCGAAATTGAATCGACACAGATTGGTGGCACAGTTGACCTAAAAGTGTCTTACAGGGGCAGTAAGGGATCATACAACTCAATCCTAGAGAAACGCATTCTGGCAGTCACTGCTGACTACCAGTGGGAAAATACACCATACGAATCGGAGATTAAGAATCTAGGTTTCCTTAACTCGCAATATCGAAGGTTGACTACTGAATCCGCTCAACGAAACTCCCTTGTTTCAACGTGCGAGTCATATCTGACGGACGATGTCGATAAAGCATTCTCGCTACTAATCGAATGGTGTGGTGAATTCGGGGTGGAGATTGTCCGGCTTTTTATGGATCCTTGGCAGGAAAAATCAACAGGCGCACCACAAGGAGATGAAACAAAATCATGCATTGTTGCACAGAGTGGTGAAACATTGTCGATTGATTTGCTGCCCAATCCATATGAGCAACAATCTCCAAATGACAATTCATATAGTGCAAAGGTTTTTAAAACATTTAGTTTAACTTGCGACGAAAATCCAGCGAATTCAGTTTCAGCGACAGCTTCTGCAACTTATATTTCATATATTAGCTTTGAACACGCTCAACAAGAAGCGGGGATTCTTGCTCTTCAATCCGCAACTGCTGCTGCACAAGAATATAAAGCGCAAAATCCTTGTTAATATGCCTTCAATATTTACATCAACAAAAGAAATAACAAACTTTCCTAATAAGTTTATTTCTCCATTTGGTGACGATTCAATTGTTCCAATTTATTCTTCAATTCCATTTTCAAACGATCAAAACAATTGTTTGCCATGTGCTATATGTGGAAGTAATTCCACTCGTAATAACATTTTAAAAACACAAGCAGAAAAATTTTCTAATTATAATCAAAGCGAAATAGATGGGTCAGATATTTCAGTTGGAATATCATATGCTTGCTGGTCATCGTGGACTCCATCAGCATCTACAATTTGCTTGGGAACATCTTTCCAGCAATCCAGATCAAATGTTTGCACTGGACAATCCGAAAACAGATCTTCCATTGGAACTTCTGAGCCAAATTGGTCTGAATGGAGTCCTGATGCGTCTACGATCTGCCTCGGAACTTCATTTCAACAATCACGAACAGATTTAAAAGGCAAGTGTCCATCTCAAACACAACAGACAACTGGAACATCCACTCCAAACTGGTCTGCATGGAGTCCTGATGCTTCAACAGTCTGCTTAGGAACATCATTCCAGCAATCTCGCACAGATTTGAATAGCAGATGTGGATCTCAAACGCAAACAGCAACTGGAACATCTGCTCCTAATTGGAGCGCATGGAGTCCTGATGCTTCAACAATTTGCGATGGAATTGTTTTTCAACAAACACGAACAGATTTAAATAACAGATGCGGGTCACAAACGCAAAATGCAACTGGAACAAGAAACTGCAATACATTAAGTGTGTTGTTTGCTAGATTTGATTAATCATGATTTTAACAGATTCTATAAAAGAACAGATTAACGATTTATTTCAAGCAAATCAACACGCTGGAGTACATAGCGTTGGTCTTGGATATAAATTTAAAAATGGACAAAGAACTGATGAGATAGGAATTGTTTTCAATGTTTCTGAAAAGAAATCTGAATCTGATTTACCTAAAGATCACATACTACCATCATCTCTTGTTGTTCATGGAAGTTTAGTTAAAACTGACGTTATTCAATCTAAACCGCTTAATTTTGCATATTGCTATTCTGATGGTGATCCAGAAGTTGAGAGATTAAGAATTTTTGCTACAACACCAGTAGCATTAAAGGGAGGAATGCAAATACAAGAATTTCCTTCAGGATGGTATAAATATTTAGGTGATTCTGGTGTATTGTTTGCATCATGGGAAAGTGGAACTCTTGGTTTTTTTGCAACAGACAATGAGAACGGAAAAATAGTTGGAGTAACAAATAGACACGTTTCCGTTGGATTTGCATTAAGGGATGTCGCTACGGGTGGCTTAACAGGATCTGGCAATACAGCAGTATGCAATTTACCAAATCATGGATATTCAAATGGGCAATCAGTAACAATAATAAGCGCATCCCCATCTTATTACAGGGGGAGTTTTAATATAAATGTAATTAATTCTAATAGTTTTAGTTATACAACAACAAGTGCTATTGCAATAAGTCCAGCAACATCTCCTTCTGGAGTTCCTATTCAAGTTGGATCTCAAGGAGGATTAATTGGCAGTCAAAGAAATGTTCCTCTTGAAACACTAATGCCGAATAATACAATTGAACAATCTAGATGGAGCATTGATAATAATTTATACAATCCCAAAGCATCAATAAGCAATAATGCGAGCAATCCATTCTCGCAAGTAACTACTGCTTTTGAAAGAATAAACAGATATGTTCCTTTGTTTAATTCTCCAGCAATAAACTATGTTGATGGTTGTTTATTGATACCTAATTCGCAATATATTGATAATAACTCCTATCAAATGTGGCAACCCACAACTCAAACAACGTATCCAACATCAATGCCATTTGCCACAACGGCAGAAATTGATAATTTGCTTGCCACAAATGGAGCCAATCTTGGAAGAGTATATTCCACTGGAAAAACAACTGGGCCTAAAGGGTGGGGAAGTGGAGATTGTAGACTGCATATTTCTCAAGTTGGATGGACTGGAACTGTTGGAGGCCCATATACGTTTAGTGATCAAATAATCTGTCAAACAGCAAATAATACAGCACCAATTGCTGGTGGAGACTCTGGTTCATGTGTAACCGCTGACATTAATGGCACAATAAAAATTATTGGAGTATTTTTTGCAACTGGAGGAACAATTGGTGCTTTAAATAGAATTGACAGATTTGCAAATGAACTTAATATATCCGCTTTTACAACTCCAATAGATACATCATTACCCACACCATCACTTAAATCAATGGATTTAACTACATATGGATCATCCACAACAATTCAATCTGGTGGCAAAACATACTACCAAGTTGGATTAACAAATAATACATACCCATAAATATGAGGCCACAAATTGAATATAAACTTGTTCATCAAGGAACTAATGAATTCTTAGAACTTGTTGATTTTGCTGAAGAATTTAATCATAAGATTATAGAGCATCCTAATATTAATGTTTATGCACATTATCGTGATGGTGTGCTATTTGGATATTCTGACCATGTTTTTATACCAACAATTTACCCAGCATTTCACCCAAAGTATACAAGACCACAAGATGTTATACAGGTGATGAGCGACTGGAAAGCGCATTCACAACTCTCAAACTCACCGGGGTTCATTGGTGTTCCATTAGCAGATGAACGACCTAACTTTACAAACGCAATAATAGAAAAATTAGGGTTGACTCCTCTTAAAAGAGAGGTTTACTCTTTAGCTTAATTAAACTTATGGGTGGCAAAACATATACTCCTCAAATTCAACAGCCTCGTCCTGATCTTAACATGATGATGGCATCGGACGCAAACAAAGGAATGTATGGTGGTCTTGCATCTCAAGGCAGACTATTTGAAATGGCTACCCAATTAAAGCCAATTGAGCAAACATTTGATCCATCTCAAGTTTCAAAACAGGCTTTTGAGCTAGGTATTGAGAATGCAAATCGCGCACGGCAATTTGAAGAGTCAGTGGATCCAGCAACTGCTAGGATGAGAGCGGGAATGGGTGAGACTGTTGAAAAACTTACTTCTCCTGAGAGTTGGCAACAAAAACTAAATCAATGGGCAAAGACCAAGGGATTGGCTCAAATGATGGGAACTGGACTCGATATGGGATCCACTATCGGAAGGTCTGCAATGTTTGATCAATCCACGGCACAAGGAAGGCAGATTGCTTTGGAAGACTTGGCACTGCGTCAAAAGTATCTCGATGCGACTCAAATGCAGGGTGGAATTGACCCCGGCTCATTGGTTGCTGCACAACAAGCCGCAAAAGGTCAAAACCTACAAGGTTTGCAAGAATGGCAACGAGGTGTCCTCTCTGGAGCGCAGGGCTTAGGTCAAACCGCACAAGACGCAATCAACCGCTCTATGGGTAATATCCAATCTGCCCACACTGCCAATGTTGCCGATACGCAAAATTATAATAACATGATGAACCAAGTCATGGCTCAAAACGCACAAAGCAAAAATGCAGCGATGGGTTCATGGATTGGAGCAGGTGGTGCAGTTGCTGGCGCAGCTACTGCTGCAATTATTATTTGATGAAAAACCTAATACATAAAACAATCGATAAAGCAGTTAATTGGAACAAGCAATGGCCAAATTCGGTCATCTTTTGGTCTGGAGGTAAAGACTCAACTGTGCTTTTACACTTTCTAAAATTTAAATGCGGAATTGATCTTCCAGTTGTTCAGTTTAGACAACCCAAATTCCGCGAAAGATATGCATATTCAGACAAGTTAATTAAAGATTGGCAATTATCTGTATATGAATACCCAGCATTAAAATATGGTCTTTCTGATGGGCCTGATGTAGAAACTGGTGAGGTTAGATTTGATTTGCTTCATTATTTCCCTTGGGGTAATAATAACATAGTTCTATCTTTGGGAACTGAACGTCCTAAAGCAAATGAGCCATTTATGTGCGGTGTTGATGACTTTCTAATGCGTCCAACTGGAACATTTAATTTTCCGTGGAATGCAGTTTGGATCGGAACTAAATATACTGACACAGACTTGATTAAAGGTCATGTTCCATTGGCACAGGATATTCGTCACGTCGATGGAAGTCCAGTATCACTCTACTTGCTAAAAGATTGGACTGACGAGGATGTTTACGAGTACCTAGAGACAAACAACGTAAAACCAGATCCAACACGATATGTAAAGGGCAAGCATGGATGGATGAATAATCCAGACAAGTCACTCAATGCTGACTTCTATCCCGTTTGCGTTAATTGCGTTGATCGTCATCAAGGCCCACACGTTGATTGTCCAAAGCTAAAAGCAAAGATCACGAACATTTCGCACCTTGCGCCTTACGATGATATCGTAATACCAGATTTAGGATTTAAACCAGTAACTTGGAACAACAAAGAAGAATAATATTATGGGTGGATCACAACCAGCAAATACAACAGGGGCATCAACGCCAGTTCCCAACAGTCAATTCGGTGGACTCCTTGGAGGCGCATCAAATGCAATTGGTAGAACAGGAGATACTATGCAAAATTTCTTCGCTGGTAAATTAGGAACTGGAGCGCAACCAAGGCCAGACTACAATCCTCAAAAGCAACAACAGAATCAAATGGGAGATGCTTTTAAAAATGCATTTGGTAAAATTGGCGAAGCAGTAGCATCCCCGTATGAACGTGCTGCTAAATCAAGATCTGATTCCGCTTCAGCATGGTCTGCAATGCAGCGCGGAAGTAGCGATGGAAGTGGTAGTCTTGGCTTTTCATCGATGGGTGGATACGATGTTCCAGAGTCTGGCGAGGAAAAAGTGTCGCAAGGATGGGCTGATGCGTTTAAATCAGTTGGAACTGCTGCCTTTGGTGCGATGGGATCTGCTGGCACTGGTGGATTTGGATCGCAAGCAGAAATGTTAAAACACACTGCCCCCGGAACAACTGGTTCATTTAATGCTGGAATGGGATGGGTTCCCCGTGCTACTCGTGTTTAATGGAAAATGAATACGACTGCGAAAAGTGTGGTGCTTGTTGTTGCTTCAAATGGTCTTGGCCTGTGCTACGAAGGGATCGATCTGATGCGACTGGTATCCCGAAAGAAATGCAAAGGGAAGACTACCCGCTGATGAAGACCACTGATTCTCGATGCATTGCTCTGGATGGGAAAGTGGGTGAGAAGGTATGCTGTATGATATATGCAGACAGACCAAATTCTTGCAGACAATTCCAGCCGGGGTCTGATTTGTGCAAAGAAGCTAGAAACAAATTGACAATTTGAAGTATTAAATGTATTTCACTAACAACAACCAAACAATTAACATTAAAATTAAGGAGTAATATTATGGGAGGAGGATCAATGCCTAAACCACCAAAACCACCAGACAACACCAAAGTTTTGTTGGAACAGATGAAAATGCAACGTGAAGATGCAGCACTAGCACGGCAACAGACAGAAGCCGCGCAACGTAACGCAATGATCGAAGCTCAAAATCAACAGTCTTCTAGCTTAGTGCGTGAAGGCGAGCAAATGGCAAAGCAAAGCATGGGTGGCATGAATGCAATTAAAGCAGCAGAAGATGCCGCTGCACGTCAACGCAACTTGCTTTCCTCGCAAGGAGCAGGATCAGTTGTTACTGGTGGTGGATATGACGTTAATGCTGCTCGTCAAGGCGCACTAGCTAACCTTGGAGCGGCATCTGGTGTTCTACCGTCAACTGGTGCAAACATTCCAAATCCAACAATGGTTAATCCAGCCATGACAACATCCGCAATGGCTAACCAAGGAGCGGGTGGTGGCACTTCGCGTGTAAACCAATTCGCAGTTCCTTCCGCATCTGGACTAACATTTGGCGGGGTATAACCTATGGCACTACCCACTGGTGGCTATTCATACACTCCACAGACCGCAAATCTGGTAGCGAGTCCTCTTTCTGCGCTGAAGCCTCTTGACGTTGGAGTAAGCGTATCGTTTACTCCAATGCCAAAGTACGAGGTTCCATCCGCGCAGGAGGAGTTAGTCAGCATGGGTGCTGCAAAGGGTTTCCAAGCGTTCGCTGAACCTATCATCAAGACGTTTAAGGATAAAGAAGACGAGAAAAAAGCGGGCGCAGCACTCACGGCAAAGTATGCTCAAGAAGAAAAAATAGCTGGAATTCGTGCAGCAAAGACTGCAAGAGAGTTACTGATGGAGGATTTAAGATATAAAGATCTTGAAAACAGAGTTAATGAAAGAGGTGGAAACAAGGGCGAGGAAACTATTAACTATGGTAGTTTTGAAGATAAAACTCCTATAGGTGATTCAGATTTGCCAACCAATCAAGAAGTGGATGTTCAAAATGAACCTAGTTTGTTTGATAATATAACCGATGTAGAAAATCCTAACCTTTTAGGTCAAATTAATCCAACTCCAGAACGAGTTGCTGCATTGTGGAACACTCCTTTGGCTCAATTGACAGCAAGTGCTGGAACTGCTGGATCGCAGCAAGAGCAAGCATTGGCATCGATGGGTGCTGGAACACTTACTCCAGCAGGTCAGGCAATGTCTACTGACGCTCAACCTCAAGCCCCAGCACCAGCACCAGAGGAACCTAGATTTGGATTAATGTCAAAATTCCGTGGTCTTTATACTCCAGAAGAAGCAAAAAAGATGCGGACTGAATTCTCTGGTAAAATGACAGAATTTTCTGGAGAAGGAAAAATGGAACCAGTTCCATCTGCCGTAGGATACCAATTTGATAAACCAATGCGGGATGTTGCTCCTGTTCGTGTTGAAAAAGCTATTCCAGTAGGACAGGCATCTAAAGCTACAGCAAAACCAACAAGAAAAGACTTAAGTAGATATATCCAAAATTGGGCAGATCCAAGCGTAGCGGCATCTGCCGTTGATAAGATTGCTGAAATAATGGGCAGTGAGTATGCTTATCCAGAACTTAGAGAGATTACAGATAAAAATAAAAATGTTATTGGATATCGACCAGAGATTCCAAAACGATTGAGTGGAAAAGAATTGGCTGATTTGAAAAAATCTACAACACCTGAAGGAAAAACTCTTCTTGAATCTCAAATTAATAAAATAATTGCACTTAATGGTGCAACAGAAGACTTGAATTCTATTGAAAAAAGATTGAATAACATACCATCAGAGTGGAGAGGCCCAGTTGCTGGATTCTTTGCTAAACAAAATCCATATAATGCAGAGATACAAGCGTTGACATCTCAAATTATTCAAATGATCCCCGGTTTAGCTAGAGGTGTGTTTGGTGAAGTTGGTGTATTAACTGAAAAAGACGTTGACAGATATACTAAAACAATTCCAAGCATTGAAAAAGATCCTAAAGTTGCTGCACAAATTCTTAATGAATTAAGACAAAAGCTATCAAGAAGCACAAAAAGCACTGTTGGTGCATATGAAAAAGCTGGATTTGATGTTAAAGGATTTAAAGAAGGATATTTTGATCAAGAAAAACCTTCTGTTGATCAAGAAAAACAATCAAAAGATTCTAAGAGATTAGAAATGATTAATATTTCAAAACAATTAAGAAATCAAGAGTTAGACCCTAAAAAGAAACAAGAGCTTGAGACAAAGTATAATGATTTGAAAAACTCTTTTTTAACAAAATAACTTAAACAATGTTTCCATTGCCAATTACTGGGCCTGTTTTATCTTCGCTTGAAACCCCAAGTGATATTGAAAAGAAAGAAAAACCTCTTTCTGAAGATGAAATATTAGCAAATAAAGTAGATTTAGATATTGCTGAAGCATTAAAGGAACATGAAGATGTATCAAAACAAGTAGATGCAGATATTTCTTTAATTGAAAAACCTATAGAAAAAGATGCATTTGGTGAAGTTAAAGATCCAATAACAAAAGGAATTGAGTCTGTTCAATCAGGTATAAGTTCAATTATTGGAGACGATAAACAAGAATCTCCATTTGTTAATGAACTGTCTGAAAGGATTAGAACTGCTGGCCCAAATAAAATAGATCAATACGATAAAGACATTATATCTACTTTAAATGGTGAAGAACAAAAAGATTTGCTTGAACGCAATCCTTGGGTTTATCCAACTCTTACAAAAGAACAAAAAGACGAACAATTTAAATTATCAAGAGAAAGTAATATTTCTGCATTAGGAGCAACTGCAAGGACCGTTGGACAAGTAGGAAATTTTGGCCTTGATCTAGTTAAGGCTGGATGGAATTTAGGTCTTGATAGTGCTTATGCTGAATTTGCTGCTCCAATAAAAGACGCGTGGACTGGAGAAACAAAAATAGATCCAGTATCATTAAAACCAATTAGTCCAAGACAACAGAAAGCAAGAGAAAAGGTTAATGCTGATTTAAGAAATGCCGCTGGGGCATTTATGAATACAGTAATCGAGACTCAACGTCAAATTGAAAAGTATACAGGTGGAACGGGAACTGCGTTTTCAGGGGTAGTACCAACAAATGCAAGCGTTTTATCTCAAAGCATTGGTGGAAGTCCATTATTTTTAGCTACAAAACTAGCGGAAGCTGGAAAGAATCCAGATTCTGGATATGCTGCATTTATTGATGGTTTAAATGAACAGTTTGGTTTTCAAGACACATCAATGTCTCAAAAGCATTATGAAAATAGAAAACTTTACGAAGCAGAAAAATCTGCTGAAGATTGGAATGCGGGACAAGGTTCTGAATTAGTTTCTCCATGGTCAAAAGCAGTCTACAATCCAGCATTTCAGTTTTTAAATTTGCAACGTGAATCGTGGATGCTTCCAAATGTAAAAACATATGCAAAATTAAAAGGCATTAGTGAAGACCAAGCTGAAATGGAGCTTTCTCAGCAAGCTGAAGCAAATGCAGAAACAAATCTAAGAGATGCTACTTTAAAATGGAATAAAGAATATGATCCATCGATGGAACTTCTTGGTGGTATGTTTATGGGTGATGCTGCTCTTGATGTTGCTGGAATAGGTGTAGGTGGAGCTAGGTTGATTGGTAAAGGTTTTAAAAGATTTGAGACTGCTGGAATGTCACCAGAAGCAATAAATGCTCTTATGACAGCAAAACAAGCACGTCAAAGAGAGATTCTTGCTGAAAATATTGAAAAAGCTCAAAAGCGTTCAATTGCTGGAAAACTTGCAAAAGGTACAGAGGAAATTCAAGGCAAAATATACGAAAAAGGAAGTGAATTTTTAGCTCCAATAAAAGCAACATATGAAAAAATACCAGCACCATTGCGAGGATTAGCTCAAATTGGTGGATTAGGAACCGCTGGTGCATATGCTGGTTATATCTTAAATCCAGAAGATCAAGAAAAAGGAATATTGAAAGGACTTGGCACAGTGGCTGGAGCAGCAACAGTTCTTGGAGCAGTCCCCGGTGTTGTTCGCTCAATTGACGAAGCAAGAATGCTTAGAGCGGGAGGTTCACAATTAGGTGAAGGGTTGCTTGAAACTGCTGGTAAATTGCCAACATCAACAACTACAACAAAGATTTTATTTGGAGGAAAAAGAGGCCCAGTTGCTGACTATCTTGCAGATAATTTTCACACATTAGGAAAAGCTGGAATTAATTTTGCTGCACTTAATGCAATAAATTCTAGCATTAACTCTGATTCCCCTGAAAAATTTATTGATTCTATTGCAGAGGGGTTTGTTATGGGGGCAGGATTTAAATTGTTTGGTAAAATTCATGGATCTGATCCAGAGTCTGAACTTGATGCAAGAAAACGAAAGGACAGTGAAATATACCTTTCTAGGCAACG